CTAGCCGCAAATACCGTAATCACGCTACCAAACCGACCCGCGAAACTCGTTAGCAAATCAGCACCAGCCGTATTCGAGTAATTAGCCTCACCCTGAAATGGCGCATAACCGTTAGCTACCGGATAACAGTTCACCGCATCCGTTACAGCCCCTGAAACTCCGGGCTGATCTGGCAACCACTCGCCAAACATAATCTTTGATTTAGCCATTATTGTCTCGTCCAGCTATTCGTTGATCCTGATACCTGAGTCCATGTATTGCTGTTAGCTGAAACCTCAGTCCAAGTATCCGACGATGCAGACACAGGAACCCATACATTAGAGTCAGCATTAGCAGGTGTCCATGTATTCGACTGAGGAGCAACATCCGACCATTCCTCACCCACAATAAACGCATTACCGCTAAATACAGTCGTGCATACTACATTGCCAACACCAGCAAATACACCACTAGGAACGCAGCTAAGAATTGCCTCACAGGAAACAGAAGCAAATCCTTCGTACTCAACACCACCGTTAGCCGTAACTGTAGCCTCTCCGGTAATGTCTGCCGAGAATGTCCTAATCCGAATACCATCAGCCGTAACCGTACCAGTACAGCTAACCGATCCATCGCCAAACTGAACTCGAATCCCTATCGCTGTGACAGTCGCAGTAGCATTGACAGAGCCAGCACCAGCATAAGTCACGTTACCCGCCGCTGTAACCGTAGCTAGACCAGTAACACTCGCTGAGGCTGATGCAACAATGCCACCTAGCGCCGTTACCGTAGCCGTACCGTTAATCGCAGCAGCAGCGTTCTGAATCCTAATAGCGTCTGCTGTTACAGTCGCTTCACCAGTTACGCTACCATTTGCAAACCTGATACGGAAAGCATTAGCCGTTACCGTAGCACTCGCCGTAACACTCGCATCGCCAAACAGTACAGCCCCACCTAGTGAGGCATACGGACTCTGAGCAAATGCGCTAATCCCGAACATTTACACAATCACCCATCTAGCACCAGTCGGAACCGTTACCGTTACACCTGTGTTCAATGTGACGTTACCAGCACTCATGCCGTTGTAGTCAGTTGGCAATGTCAGAGATGTAGCTACCGTCTTAGAGTTCAGGTAAATACCGTTAGACGCAGCAAAATGAGCATCATAGGCAATGTCTGAAGCATCCCCATAGACAGCCTTACTCGCAGGATACGTTACGAATACGTCCTTGCTGTTAGCCGCAAAGTTAATCGCAGCCGTAGTACCAGAGGAGTTAGAGAGGATCGTATCCCTAGAGAGAGTCGTACCAGACGATGTGTACGTTCCGATACCGACTTCCCAAGTATTAGCAACGCTATCGACAATCGCATAGTACGTCGTGTTTCCGTTGCCAATGTCAGCAAACGAACGAAAGCCACTAGCAGCACCAGCTAATGTCAGCGTACCAGTACCCGATGTCGTACTGGTCTCCTTGATCCTGTCCTTTACGACTAAAGGCATGATCTATCCTTACGCCAGCGTTACTGACAGAGAACCGATAGCAATCTTGAAAATGTCACCGTTATCGATGGTCTTGGATGTATCCAGAGCCGTGTGATACAACAGGTTCCCGCTAGTAGCAGCATCGTGAATACCAATCCAGCCAACAGTACCCCATGAAGCCGTAGCCTGTGGGAATTCCACAGCACCAGAGTTCGTAGTCACACCGTCACTAGGCGCACCAAACGTCACCGCTGTACGAGCATAAGACCCACCTGATACCTCTGTACCGCTACCAGCATCAGTCGGATCGCTAGTAAACAGACCCACATAAACCGTAGCCGGACTGGTGTAGCTTGTGTTTCTCAAAGTCGCGTTAATCAGCGCATCTTCGAGGTATGTACTCATTTCTGCCATGATTTACCTCACGTTATAAGACATTGACATAGGTTGACCGCTGTACTCACTCGACTGGTCAGACGTATTGATAGCTGCTATCGCACGATCATATAAAGCCGACCATGTTTGCAAACGAGCATCATTCATTAGATACGGCTCTGCCTCACCTAAAGCGGCATACAGCAACGCATCAGGATAGTTCGCTAGGAAAGTGTTACTCGTATTCGTATCACTCAGTAGCGTAGGCTTAGAGTAATACAACATTTGCAACGTATAAGTGGTATCTGGAATAGGAGCTAATTGAATCTCAGAGCCGAGAATCGTATAGTCCACAGGTCTGCCACTCTCAGTCGTTCTGGCAGTCTCATAGAAGCTGTTAGGAGCCTTGTAGCGCAACGTAAACACCGGATTAGTGTTCAGGTGTATGTCGCGCATCTCTAAGAAATCAGTCGGTAATCCAACCGTAGAGTCACCGCCAGTCGTTGTCGCTGTGGCAACCACAAGCATCTGACGAGTCCGAATGTCTCGTCTCAGCCGTTCTTCAGCTAGTCGGATAAAGTCAGGAATGACGGTGGTCAAATCACTACGGGCTAGATAGCTTGCTACCGTAGTCTTTAAGTCCGAATAGGAAGTAAACGGCATATCATTCCTCTAATTGCTCAAAATCTTTCCATCCGTACTCATAGGTTCCTATGTGTCGAATGTGCATGGACAGTTCATGGTCAACGTAGGTCGGGAATCCTTCTGATGCAGCCTTGACGCAGAAATAAACATCCTCGCCACAGACTCCATTCTTACCCCATCCAGCATCAAACCAAGGTCTGCCAGTCTTTTCAAATACCTCTTTGCGGATCAGTACAGCACCAAACCCAATCGCTGTAACTTCCTCAATACCCTCTTTACCACGACTATCGATGTTCTCCCATTTATGGACTAACGTATCACCGTCCATATACTTCGTCATCATCTTAGCCGTAGGTGTTACAGGCTTCCTTCTTGTAGTCGCATTAACGCCAACGATAGGCACTTCACGACTCAGCAGAATAGTAATGATGTCAGGAGGAAACCGCATATCGCTGTCCACAAAGAACAACGCATCACAGCCCTCTTTCAACGCTACCTCTGCCAACTTCTCACGCTGGTCAAATATCAGCGTTCCCGGCATCGTATAAAGGCTTAAACCACCCTTACCATCCTTGCATCGGACAGACGCATCATGTGCAGCCATCTTCGCAAAGTCGAACGCAAATGCCGTGTGAACCTCATCCCTTGCAGGAACGCAAACACCAACTCTCATACTGTACCTCGATACGTTTTCCAGACAGCATTATCAGGATCATTCAGCCACTTGGCAAATCCAACGTCATCAATCACCCTGAAGCCCTTCATAATCCCCATCTGGTTAAGTACATCAATAACCGTGAAGGGTATTCTGGCAACATGGTGCAGATCGTTTAGATGCCCTTTGCGCTCTTTATCGAAATCTAACTGAGCCTTGTTAGCCTCAACGATCTCGGTAACATCCTGCTTCGTCTCGATGACAATCCCACCGTCACCGTCCTCATATACTGTTTGAGTCCGTATCTGGTTACTCATAAATCCTTTCGTAGTTCCCCCTAGCCCGTAGGCTAGGAGGATTTGCTACTAATTACAGCGACATATCCAAGTCAGCGATAATGCCATGTGCTGCTTCGTTCTTAACTTCCAGAGTGACTTCAGCCAGCAACTGAGTATTCTCAGAGTCACCAGTCTTAGCCAGATCGTTAGTCTGGAACGGACGCAGATACGCCAATGCTGCGTATTCTGGATCGAGTACCAGAGCATCACGGGTACGCATGAAGCGGTTAGGAACAACCGACATCGTGCCAAAGTCAGACATATAAACGTCAGCAGCACCGATAATGGTGGTCGGAGTGTTACCCGGAGCCATGTAACGCTGTGCAGCGATACCAGCAAACGAGCTAACCTTCTGCTTACCAGAAGCGCCAACCATCAGAATCTTAGGTGAGCCACCCGATGTAAACACCTCTGCAACAACAGTTTTCAGCAAAGCTTCGGTGAAAGTGCGCTGAGTACCGTCAGTACGAGTCGATACACCGATGGTCGCTGGATCAGCACCGTCAGAGGCTTTGTCAGAGTTAGTCTTGATCCATGACAGCAGCGAACCGAGCTTACGAGCAACAGTCGATGTACCAGCCGAACGACCTTGGTTAGCGCACAGGATAGTCTCCAGATCACGCTTGATCTCAGCCGATGCTTTAGCCAGTTGATAAGCCTTTTCCGACTTACGACCTGCCTTGTTTACTGTGTCCAGAGTACCCGAAACCTGAACGGTCTTTTGGATAATCTGAGTGTAGTTACCAAGACGAACGGTAGGAGCCAGAGTAGCCGAAGTAGCGTCTGCACCTTCAATCGCTGCGTTAGCAGTAGTAGCAGCAGCCAAGCTATCAGTCTGCCACTCATGATAAACGGCTGTAGCTTTGGTCTTGCCAACCGAACTCATAAAAGGAGTCTCAGTAGGAGAGATGTCATAGATGATGTCGGTCAAATCTTCCCGCTGACCAATAGCGGTATGTGCTGTAAATGTAGGCATGATAGTTCCTATAAGAATCGTTCAAATGCTCTTGCGGCATCAGCAACCCTTCCGGTCTGCTTTGCTCGCGCCTTTAACTTATTCAGTTCCTCGTTACTGTCTCTGCTCTTTCCTACACCCGACTTCATAACTTTCGGGGCTTCGTTCACCTTCTTCGTGATGGCAGGTTTAGAGCTTTGCAACTTATCGTATTGCATCGCCTTGTATAACGCTAGAACTGCACGAGAGTCATAAACTCCCGCTAACTCTTGTTCAGAGAATCCTAGTTTGAGTCCAAACTCCCTAAGTTCCCGCTTCATCGCATCACCACGCTTCGGGTCAGCATACTCAGGAATAACCTCTGCCAGCTTACGAGCCTCAGCCTGTATCACAGACCCTAGCTGCTCCTGACGTTCCTGCTCCTGCTGCTGTGCAATTCGCTGTCGTTCAGCTTGAACTTGAGCTAACTGCTTCTCCCGTTGAGAGAGTTCTGCGACCTTCACGGCATAACCGATAGGATCGTTTTCCTTCAAATAGTCCAGATTCTCTGTCTCTGGCTGCTGGTTGAGCATCTGCTCTATAACCTGCAACCGTTCCGCATACTGGTCTCGTAAGT